CCCACGCCCACCGCCGCCTGGCCGATCTCGAAAAACAAATTCCGCGCCTCGTCGACGCCATCGCCAGCGCAGGCTGGTCGCCCGCCCTCATCGAACGTCTAAACCAGGCCGAAACCGAGCGCGCCGCCCTCATCGCCGAAAAAACGACCGCGCCAGACGCCCCCACGGCCGAGATCGTGCCCAGGTTGATGGAAAGATACCAGGCCGCGCTCGATCGTCTGCCTGACATGATCGCACGCACGCCCGACACCGCACGCGACGCGCTGCGCGAGCTGCTGGGGGAAATAACGGTAATTAAAGACCAAGCGGGCGACGTGTGGGCAGAGCTGCCGGAATACGGGGGCGGGATGCTGCTAAATGTGGTAGCGGGGGCGCGCTTTGTTATTAAGAAGCGCCGCCGCTACCGAGTGGCATAGCCCTGCCACGGCGCGAGAGTCTACCCACATGGGCCGCCCCTGTCCACCAGTGCGCCGCATCGCTTAATAATTGATAGGGAAAACCCTGTATTTTTTTCGAGATATTTAGGTGGATGCTTTACCCTAAAGTATTTACTAAAATCATTGACACTGCGCGCGGCCCGTGTTTTAATATCCCCACGGTAGCTAATCAGCTACCCCGACACCAGCCGGTAGCCTGGTGAGGCTCATAAAATGAATATCTATCTAAACTGCCCCTACTCCAAGAAAGAAATCGCCAAACAACACGGCGCGCGTTGGGATGCAGCTTGCAAACAATGGTTTTTTGCTGGCGACGCATTGCCGGAACCGCTCAAACAATTCGCAAACCCGCCGAGCAAAAACGGTCGCGCGTTCTATCGTTGCCCGAGTTGCGGGACAACCGGCTATGGCGGCGCGTATCCGTTCAGCACCTGCCCGCCCACGTGCGATGACTGCAACTAATTAATCACGGCAATTGGGCCGGATATTTACATGGAGCATGCAACGATGAACACCGAAATAATCATTCCCGCGACAAAAAACGACCCACGCGCCTACGGCGTCCAGAAATACAGCAACGGCGCGCCGTGGAACGTCGCCGGAGGAATCGCGCCGAACGGCGTGAGCGCCACTCGGTATTTGCGAAAATCCGCACCAGACGTGGCGCAGCTCTCGCCGCTGGCCGCGTGGCTTTTTACACATGCGCCCAAATGCGTAGCCGGTAATATGCCCGCGTTTGCAATAGCAAATCGGGTGAAATGCTTCATCGGTCTGACCAGCGCAGATATGCTGCGTCGCGACAGCCCGGCGGACGCCGACGGTTTTATCAAATGCTACGGCGAGCTGCTAGACCAGCCCGCCAGGATAGACGACTGGCTGTTCCCCGTGACGCGGCCCGACTGGTCAGACGAGAAATATTGGAATTCCGTCGCCACGGGCATGATTGCCGCTGGTGTGGTGCGCGTACAGATCGGAGACGCTGTATTGGAGGTGGCGCAATGAGCGCATTCGCCAGCCTGATGCGTCGTGCCGATACGCTACGCCGGGCTGAATTAGACCCCGCTGTCAGCGATTGGTGGGCCGGGTATGTGCGCGGTCTGCGCCGCGCGCATCACGGCGAGAAATTCGGCACAGAGACGGAGCACGACATGTGGCTGGCTGCCGCCGATTCTACAGACCCCCGCCGCGCATCAATGGGCCGAGGGTACGCGGCTGGATTGACAATGACAATAAAAGAGCCGGATTAGGTGACGCTCGATCAATTCACCGCCACCGCCGCTCAAACCCGACTAAAGGCCCGCAGTCTCGACGCTGCCCGGCTGGTGCTGGTCGACGGCATGACAAAAGCCCAAGCCGGGCGCGCGGTGGGAATCTCCCGCGCCGCCGCGGGCGTGGCGGTTGAAGTCGTCGAGCGGGCGCACAAAGCGACCATGGGCTGCCCGGAGGGGTGGGCGGTGTTGTCGGTGTGCCTGCCACTTGATTCTGACGCGTGGCGGGCGGTGAGTGAGATCGAGCGCGCGGAGTTGGCACGATGCAAGCTTACGCCCCCTCACGCCAATACCGCCAACCAAGCAGCCGCACGGCGGCCCACATGATGCCGCGGCGCCAGGCAGGAACGCCGACGATGGCCGAGGCTTCGCGCAGTACGGCGTCGGCCATCACGCGGGACACAAGCCGGGTTGAATAAAGGTAATCGTGCAGCACGGCGGGGGCAACGGCGGTGCCGCCGGTCAGCCAGTATATAAACGGGGCGCGGGGAACGCTCGCCAGATCGGTACGAAATCCACGGGGCACGACAAAAAAATCACAAGCCACGTCTGACTGATAAATTAGCGGCCGAGTGAGCACCCATTGTCCGTCGTCGGCCTCGCTGGCCGCCTCCATCGCGAGCGGCATGTGAAATTTGCTCATGCCTGGCGCAACTTTTCGCGCAATTGAAAATGCGGAAATTCGCGGAAACGGGTCCATGCCCCTGCCCATTCCAAGCCGCAGGCCTGCCCGATTTCACCGATACGCTGCCACAAAGCAAGGTCCACACCCGTAGTGCCCCACACCGGCTTACCCAACCGCAAGGGCACTACGTCAAACGCCCGCGACGCGGGGACGCCGCCCACAGTGATGTTGTGCAAACTTTGCCCGCCGCGCGCATTAGTCACACGGCGGCCTGGCAGGGTGCGACCTATCGTATACAGTGCATCCTGTTCGGCGGTGTCACGATAAGTACACGTGACAAGCACATCGAACCCGCGCTCTTTGCATGTCGCCAAAAACCGATAGCAGAGCGGCCGGATGTCGGGGTGCAACTGCTCGATGCTGCGGCTAGGCATGCGCCACCTCCTGCTCATCTTCATCTTTGTTCCAGTTTTCTCCGTTCGGCCCACACCGCCCGCCGATGGCGTGGCGTTCGTCGCGGCATGAGCGCAGCACGCCAAGCAACTCAGTCAAGGCGCACGCATCAGGCTTGGCGTGTATGCGGTGCTGGCACGTCTGACATGATCTATATCGCGCCATCGTTTCGCGACCGACCATCACACCGCCTCGTTAATGATCGTGAAAGCGCGACCCCACACCAAGCCATTTGTGTGATCGGCATCGTAAACAACCAGGCGCGCCGTATAGCGCCCGGCCGACACGCCGCCAGCTACATTAATCAGCAAAATCTCAAGCACCCCCCCGCCGCGCGACCAATCAAAAACGCCCGCATCCACATCACTGTCGATGATAAATCCATCAGCGCCCGTGTCGGGGGTAAGCGCAAGCTGGGTGCGCGTCACGGCGCCCCCGTCGATGGCCAGCCCATCCGCCAACACCTGTAAAATTATTTCATTGTCGCGCGCCGGATAGGCGCGCTCAATCGCGGGGATTGCTCCACTCATGCCGTTCTCTCCCACATAATAAAAACAAGGCGGCGCGTGCGCCAGATGCCGCCTTGTTTTGTCATCGCCATTAAATTATGCCGGGGGCGCAAAGCCGAATTTTTGCTCGGGTATATTCACCGGGTTGCCAGACGTGAGCACCTGATCGCCCGTTTCTTCGTTAACGACGAGCAAGCGCGGCGAGCCGCTGCCATCATAAATGGCTATGTGCAGGTCCTCTCTCACCTCATAGATTGAGGTCGCATTCAGCGCCGTGCCGAGCGTATTGCTGAAGGTGAGAACGGTTGCCGTATTCGAGGCGATATACCCCACTTGCCCCGCGCCCGTGCCGCCCGTAATACGCGCCACTTTCCCGGCAAAGGCATTGGTGCTCCACGCCTTGCCTGTGTCGGTTAACGTGGTTGCGCTACCGGCCGTAGCCGTGCCGCTGTCCAGCGCGGGCACATTGACGCCGACCGTGCCGGACTTCGCCACCAGCGTCACCTCGCGCCCGCCGCCAGCGCGCGCGCCTAAGCTCACATTGCCGGCCGTGATGCTAATTTCATCACTCACGCGCTTACCCGTGGGGAAGAGCGTAGAGGCCTCAGTGACGGTGGCGGGCTTGCCAGCACACACCGTCATCTTAAGCACGCCACCCAGCCAATTCGCCGAATTGCTGACTTGCTCCAGCCCCTTATCCATTAAATCATCGTGATACGTTTTACCGGACATAACGCCCTCCTTACAGTGACCGCACGGTGCGCGCGGGGGTAGTGGTTGATAATTGCCTTTTGGGCGTGATGGAAATTAATTCGGTGCGCGTAATATTTCCCAGGCGCGCGGCGAAGGAGTCAATGCTGGGCATGGCGGAGTCGGAATAGGCAGGCAATGCGGTGAGGTTATGGGTTTGCGCTACGGCAATCGCATCGAGCGAGGCTTGCGCCATGAGATCAGCGCACACAAGCGCATGACTTTGACTGATCGCCACGGACTCGACGACAGCCACCGCGGCGATGTCACCCACGGTGAGGTTATGCACCGCGCCTTCGCTCACCGTCACACTCGCCATCGAGGCGACGGCGACTGCATCATCAATGCTAAGCGCATGCGTCTGTGCCAGCGCCACCGCGACCACATCGCCCGCGCTCGCGCTGTCGGCCATCGTGAGATCATGCACCGCGCCTTCGCTCACCGCCATGCCCGCCATCGAGGCGGCGGCGGCGACATCGTCAACGGCAAGCGCGTGCGTTTGCGTCAAAGATACAGCGACGATATCAGCGACGGCGGCGACATCATCAATGCTAAGCGCATGCGTCTGTGCCAGCGCCACCGCGACCACATCGCCCGCGCTCGCGCTGTCGGCCATCGTGAGATCATGCACCGCGCCTTCGCTCACCGCCATGCCCGCCATCGAGGCGGCGGCGGCGACATCGTCAACGGCAAGCGCGTGCGTTTGCGTTATCACGGCGGAGTCAATACTGCTGGATGATGAGGTTGAAGAGAGTGTTAAATTATGCGGCGTACCGCCGCCCGCCGCATCACCAATAAAAAACAGTCTTTGTTTCGGCGTAAGCAGGATGTCGCGTGGCGATTCAGTCAGCCATAACGCGCCCTCCGGCTCAATCTGCCGCTTGAAAAAAGCGGCATAATAAATCTTGCCCGAGATCATATGGTTTGAGACGGTGGACCGCCGCATCGCCGCGAGTGTTGTTGTGTTTTGCGTTTTTGTGCCCGGGTTAAATGTGCCGCTGCTATACTCGACCCCATCTTGATACAGATACACCCGGTCATTTGATGCGAGAGAAGCCGTCAAAATAGCGGTGTGCGGCTTGCCATCATTAATGCCGCTTGCGCCAGAAATCGTGCCTGTCCCACCGCCTGCGTCATCGCGCCATATTCCCGTCAAAACCCCGCTTTGAGAGTAAATCCCTGTTATTGGATTGGTCAGCCCCGTATTACCCTCAGCCGCTATATACCGCCCGTTGCCGGTGGTCGTGGTCTCCAGCATCACCACCATGCCAAATGGCGTACTTTCAGTGAGACGTAATGATGGTAAATCCGTATAGGCCGAAGAGACGTAATCAGTGCATGCACCGTTGATGCTTACGTCATCGGTAATGTTAGTGGGTGATGAATGCGTGCCTTGCTGCTGCGCTACAAGATCAACCATGTCCCCCGCGTTACCCATCGCCCAATACGCGACGATATCACGCGCAAGCGGATGGGATAGATCAATCTCAATCTGCCGGTCGGTATGCCATACGCGGCTAGGCTTGGCTAAATGTATATAAGGCCCGCGCATTTTAGGTGATATTTACATCGACTTTTTGGCCTACTATCGTGCTGCCGCTTGCAGCCAGCGCTGCGCCTGTATTGTTGTACACGATAAATTTAACATAGCGCGCTTTGACGGATATTTGAAATATCTTTTTAGACCCCGTGCCTGAGTTCACGTACATCACTCCAACGGGCTCGCCGTTAGGCGCAGCGGCTGATTGCTCGGAAAAATTAGTATTGTCATCAGACCATAGTGCATAAATTTTTAGCAGCCCCGAACCTGAGCCAGATCCCGTCACCGCGGACCTTATCACAATTGCGAACGGACCCGGGTCGCCCAAGTCTACGGCACTTCCTGCGCTACTGTACGTCGCATTAGCGAGTGAATTCATCTCTGTGCTGAGAAGTGATAGCGCTCCGGCCGTGCCCCAATCTTGTGTTTGTTGACTCATTCAGCGTCTCCCTTAGCGGTATTCAATAGTCCGATTGCACGCGCCGCGAAAAATGCGGCCAACAAATCCATTTATCGACGCGCTATACACCCACGCGTAGCCATGCGTTGCTAGCGGCCCGCCGCATGGCGTCTCAGTTAGAACTTTTTCAGCTACGCCACCCGTGACTGGATCATAAGTATAGATCGCGCCATTTTTCAGCCCGCCGACAATCTTTCCATTACCATAAGCGAACCCATGTCCGGCACCGTCGGGTATAACGCCATGCGTTACAATCGTTCTAGCGTCAACGTCGATCTCGTACACGTCGCGGCCAAAGCCGGTTTGCTTATTTTGCCCTATCCAGTAGTACCTGCCTGTATTTGCCGCACGGATCAGCTCCGCGCTGCTGCCCATCCCCGGGAGCTTGAAACTCATCAGCGTGACGAACGTTCCGGCGCTTACGTTGTACCTCTGCACCGACGTCGAATCGACGATTATTACATCGCCGGACGGCTCGATTTCAATTGCGCTTTTATAGTCGCGCGCGGGAATATTGGTAAATCTCCAAACATCAGTTGAGGGATTGTAAAAACGAAACGAACCGCTCGCGATAATGTATTCATAACCTGGCGCGCCTGACTGGATTAAATTATTGCAACCCTTTCCCCGCCCTTGAACCTGTGCAGCTACCAGTATCTCTTCGCCCACGGTTGCAACTAGATCATATGTGTGCGTGCCGATCGGCATGTTATTAGATAGATACCGCCCTTGAGCCTTGTCGATGTTTGATTCGCGCACATCAGCGCACGGCGTGCGATTGACTGACCAAGACCATATGCGAGTCGATGGATCATATATGGACGTTTGGTTATTGTAAGATGCCGCGTGGCCGTAGCCGGGCGGTATGTACATCCTGCCGTCCGGGCCTGCGAGCATTGCTGAGTAATCCGCATCAGTGCGGCAAATCGAACTTTGAACGTCTTCGCATTGCACCGGTCCTGGATAATTACCCAGGTCATACACCGCATACTCGCCAGCTGATGGCGGTGTAGGCGGATCAATGCAGGCGAGTGCTGCGAACGAAAAAAAAGCGGCTATCGCCGTTATAAATGATTTACCCATTTCTTTTCCTTGATACAGATTCTCGTGCCGAACATAAAAGCAATGCGATTGAGGTATTTGATAACGCAAACTGATTGATTATCACATCGATCATTTTCAGCCGGTCAGAAACCCTCAACCTCATCATGCGGATGTACGCGTAGAAATACTCAGCGGACATTGAGCCAGAATCGCGTATTTTTATGTGGCTTACTCTTATCGCCGAGTACTCAAAGCTGTCATCGGTACAATCGAAATATTTTGTCGCGGCCTCAACTCCGGGAATGTGGCAACAAATCCCCACTTGCGCCCCGTCTTTAAAAAGTATTCCAAGACCACTTACTATTTCGTAATTCCCAGTCCGCAATAATATTGAGCTGCCTCTTTTTATTTTTATCATCGTTTTTCGCAGAGAATGATTGCGCTCTGCCCAGAAAGTGAAACGAGAAAAAATCCGACCGGATAAGCGATGCCGCCAACCTTACGAAACCCTCTATCCTCAATCATTGGCCCATCACACCGCTCATCCGTTGCTACTTGCCCGACAACTTTGGACGGGGCTTGCATCGCCCATGCTCCGCCCACTTGCACCGCTGCGAATGCATTCCGCGAGCCGTTTGGGGTTGACGCGACAAACCAATTTGTTTCAACGACTACGGGGGTAGGGTCTGGCGCGGGGACTGGCGGCACATCCACCACAGCCGGCGCTGTAGTGACTCCCGCGCACAAGGCAAGCTGCGCCGCGCTTAATTCGTAGCCGTTGGCGGCGAGGTAGACAGATAAGTCAGTCGGTATTGTCGGCACTGTTTCCGCGCGCGACGGGGTGAGTATCGAGCATCGCTTATTATCAATGAACGGCTTGGTGAGGACGTAGGTGGCCGAGTCCGGCGTGATCGTGAACGCAATGTCCCCGGTGAGAGCATCACGCTGGATGGTGATTTGCCCGGGTGGAATGTTTAACCCCGCCTGCGCCGTCGCACCGACGGCGAATAATACTACCGCTATCAGCTTGCGCATTATTTGGGTCCACCTTTATTTGATTGAATTGCGTCGACCACAGACCACCCATCGTCGCGCCTGATTGGCAGGCTTGTCTGCGACACACATGCCACCTCGGGCGAGGGCAGAGTCACCTGGCACACCTCCATAACTTCCGATGGCCGATACATGATTGCAGGTGCCTCGCCGGGCGTTAGCACGATGAGTAGCGTGTATGCGCCCATCACCGCGCCGATGCTTGCGCCGATCATGTCCGCTTCTCCTCGTCGTGCTTGATGAATGAACCCGCAAGGGCGAGCGCGCCAATCATAAGCGTGATGCAAATGATCTTGAGTGCGCGCAAGAGGGGCATGTTATGACTCATCGCTCGTTGGTTTTGGTGCGCTCATAATCTCGGTTTTGCGCGCCGATCCCATCGACGATCCAAGATAATAATCTTTCGCGGCCAGCACCATGGCGAAGAGAATGCCGCATGAAAAATCCAGCATGCGCTGGATGGCGTCATTAATTTCGATTGCATACCATGCGAATAAAAATTCCATGGCGATCACGAGCGCGAAGATTAACGTGTAAAAATAGGCGAGCCTTTTTGTGGTGGTCTCATCCTTCATTAGGATGTCTCCGCCTGACCCGCCTCGGGAAGCCATATGCCTTTGTCTTGGTTGCGCTTGACTTCGTCGGCGATAAGCCACGACTGCGCCGCGCCACGTATCCATTCGACGATAGTGCGCGCGCGCTCTTTTGTGCTGCCGGGGTCGCCTGGCTCACCAATGGATTTGCTTAAATCATCGCGAAGCTGAGACAAAAGCAGATCGGCCATGAGTTGGTCTTCTGGTAAGAGCTGATCAAAGCCTATGGCCTTCTTGATCTGCGTGTCATAATCGACGATGGCGATGAGCGGATTGCCGTCTAGCAATGCCTCAATACGATTCGCCCGGTCAATAATGCCCTGAGCGCGGTGCGCGTCGCCGCGGATGGCTTTCATCGTTGCAATGGTAAAGGCGAATTTTGCTCGCACGTCTTTACCGTCGATTGCGCCGGTGATCGATGCACAGCTTGACAGCGTCAATGTAAACGCAACGGCGGCGCAGAGGCCCGCGAATTTAATCTGTTTGCTCACGTCGATTTTCACATGATGCCCTCCAAGGATGCCGACTACTTTGGTGGCCCGTCATGGCAAAAAAGCATTTGCGACGATAGGCGGCGCCTATGTAAAACTACGTGCTGGGCTATGCGAAAAATATAAAAGCTGGCAATTTTAGGCGAGGATTGCTATCGGCGGGCGGCGATTAAAAGCGGGATGGATAGCGGCGCGACGCGTCACACATCGACGCTGTAGCTGGTAAGATTGGGCGCCTCGCCGATCACCTCGCCGTTGCGGATGAAGGCATTGAGGCCAATGGTGACGCCCTGGCCGCGGGCGCGGATGGTGCCGGTGGGCAGGGTCACGGTGCTGGTGCCGTCGGCGTTGTGCGCTGTGACCTCGCCGACTTGCAGCGGCTCGTTTGGCAACAGGCGGGCAAAGCGTGCGAAGAGATTAGCCATTGCTGTTCCAGCCCGTTGCCAGCGCGCCCCATGCGCGCTCAAACTCTGCCGTCATGGCGCCGAGCGCATCGAGAAAGTCGCGCTCAGCTTTACAACACGCATACGCGTCTTTGCTATCCATACCAGCGCTCGACCTCAACCGTCTGCCAAATCACCGTGCCGCCGTTGGGGCCGTCGCTGCGCTGGGCGCTGACGCGGACGCTGAGCACTTGGCCGCGCCAGGTTGTCACGCCGTCGTCGACCTCGATCAACACCCCCGGCAGCAGCAGGCCGGGGGCGGCGGGGGACACCATGAGCGGCATTTCGATCGTCTCCACGCTCCACGCTCCCGCAGCAGCAAGGATATTGCGGCCGCGCTCGCGTCCGGCATCCACATGGGTGATGAGCGGATGCGTCACCATGCCCGCCAGCGTCGCGCCCGCGCTGCCGGTGCGCTTGACAAATACGCTTACTCCCTGGCTTTCGCCCATGACATAGACGCCGTCATAGGCCGGGCGCGGGCGCCAGTCCGTCGCTAGGCCGCGCAGAATGTCTTGGGTCACGGTCACGGCGGGCGTGGCGGCGGCCCAATCCCATGGGCTGAGCGGGTAGCGCGGGGCGATGATGAGGGTGGCGTCGGTCTGGTGCGACTGCACCACGGCGCCGATGGCCTCGGCGATGTGCTGCAAGGCGGCGACGGCGGTTTTGTCGCGGTAGCTGTATGCGCCGGCGGGCACCAGCCAGTCTGGCGCCTGCCAGTCGAGTATCCAGCCGGTGGGCGGCATTTCACCATCGGCGAGCTGGTGCGCAGTCAATGCGCTGCCCGATGTATAGCTGGTGGCCGGGGTGTAGGGATCGGCGAGGGTCGCGGACTGACTGCGGCCGCGCACGGTCCATTCGCTGTATCCGTGGCGGCGGGTCTCTGCCCAGGTCTCCACCAGCGCGACGAATACGTGGCCGTTGATCGTGGCCTCGACCGCCACCGGCCCACCGCCGCCGGGCTTGACCATGTCCAGCGCGGCCTGGCTGCGCAGCTTGGCTGCAAAGTCCCAGGTCCATGAATCGAGGTCGGCGCCGATGTCGACGCTGGCGGCGGCTACCGGGGCGCGGTCAGGTAGGCGAACCAGCTCGACGCTATTCATGATGACGTAGGTCCGCAGATACGGCGCACGCGGGCTGCACGCAAATTCGCGGAATGCCAGCGGCACTCCGCCCAGGTAGCGTTCGATGGGGCACGCGAAATCCAACACCACCGCGCCGCCAAGCGGCGGGATGTACACGCGCGGATCGGGCACGGGCGGCACATAAGGCGCGGGCGGCGGCCAGACAAAGGGCGGCGGCTGGCCCTGCTCCCAGGGTATGCGTACTGCCACCCGCTGTAAGGGCGGCGAGGCCCAGGGAATGCGCGTGGCGCGGTACAGCGGCGCCGCCCCGTCCCAGGCCAAGCGCCAGGCGCGGGCCACGGGCGCGCCCGCTTGCCAGGGCAGGCGCCAGGCGCGGGTAAGTTGAATCGCGTTTTTCCAGGTTATGCGCACACCGCGGGCAATCTGGGTGGCGTTTTTCCAGGGGATGCGTATCTCGCGGCCAAGCCGCTGCGCGCTGTCCCAGGGCAGGCGCAGCGCGTGCGCCAGCGGCGCGGCTGCCTGCCACGGCAGATCGACGCCGTGCATCAACGGCCCCGCTGCCGCTTCCCAGCGTAACGCTACTTCGCGGGCGAGCTGGGCATCCGTGGCC